GCGTTATGCTGAAGTTGAATATTGGCAACAATGGTACAGAGAAGTAGAACGTGGATATTGGTATTCAAGATCTGCAGATACTGTATTAGGTGCTAATGGTAGACCAGTAAGAATGGGTCCTGGAATCCAAGAGCAGTTGGAAGATTCTCACCAACATCGTTATTCTCACTTAACTGCTAAGTTAATTGAAGAGTATTTGCAAGATATTTTCTATTCTCGTGTTAAACCAGGTGCAGGTCGTCAAGTAAAAGGTTTTACAGGTGAGTATGGTATGTTGCAATTCCACAGAGCTATCCAAGATTGGCAAAACAAATCAGGTTTCATTAAAAATATTGAGGTATACACTAATAAAGTGACTAGTTCAATCCACACTAATGCACTTGAGGCAGGTTACCAATTTGTGAAATATAACATGGCAAATGGTGCTAGCTTAGAGCTTATCCATAACCCATTGTATGATGATAGAGAGATCAACTTTGAAATCGATGAAGTAACTGGATTCCCTATTGAATCTCAACGTATTACTTTCTTAGATTTCTCAGGAGAAGCTAAAAACTCTAACATCAAAATCATGAATAAGAAAGACGGTTTTGCCTTTACTTATGTTGAAGGTATGTATGGTCCTTATGGTCCTAAAAATGGTGGTTCTTCTGCACACTCTGGTTCTTACTATGAAATGCACGTTGAAAAATCATGTGGTATCCATATCCATGACATCACTAAATGTGGTGAGTTAATCTTGTCTCGTAACTAAGATGAAGATTAGTACTTCAACTTCATGTAAACCTAAGACAGGTGGAATGAAACCGAAACCAAGAAAATAATATTGTATTATCTATCAACAAGCTCCTGTAACAGGGAGCTTTTGGTGGTAAAGGGAAAAAAGTTTTCCTATAATAGATGTGTAAAACTTAGAATATAGTGTTGTGCATTTATTAGATTTTAAAGTAAAACAAGTTCATTAATTTAAAGAGAAAAAAATTATGGCATCAGTAAAAGTTGAAGTCAGACCTATTGAGTCAAAAAGATGGCACAATAAAACAGGTCAAGAGTCTTTCACAAGACCTAAAAAAATCCAAGCCTTAGTAGATGGTAATACAATGAAGTATGCTACAGGACTAAGTGCTGAAGATATTAAAGAATTAGCTAAAAAAAATGTTAATTATGATTTATCAGATAACTACAATTCAGATACCCCCCATCCATTTTGGGATTCAGGAATGGCAGTTATTAAATTAGAGAATAATACAATGTTCTTTGACATGGCAAATGCTCTAGACTACATTAAAGTAAGAGTTATGAAAGCCAGTAAGTATGTTGCTAACTCAATGGCAGAGTATGACCAAGGTGCATGGCCTGAAGCTACTCATGTTATTTTTGATGAAGCAGAACAAGCATCAGTATTAGCAAGTAAAGTAGAACAAAAGAATACTGCTGTTATTGAATCTTCTAAATTAAGTTTAGATAGAAAAGTACAATTAATACTTGTATTAGGTGGTAAAAATATGAAGAATCAATCTGCAGATTTTGTTGCTGTAGAGTTAGATAAAATTGTTCAAAAAGATCCAGGAGAGTTCTTAAGACACTTGAATATGGATAAGAAAACAACTGCATCACATGCACTTGTTCTTGAAGCCTTACAGAAATCTGTTTTAAGAAGAGAAGGACAAAGAATCTTCCACATGGATTCTCCTTTAGGTATTGATGAAATTGAGGTTGCTGAGTACCTTTCTAAAGAAGAAAATCAGGATATTAAAATGTTAATATTGTCTAAGATTAATAACTAAGAGATATGACCACTAGGGAAATGCACTATGACTTTAAGAGAAAGTTCAATAAAGTAGACAGTCAAAAAAACAAGAACTTTTTAGTTCCTGAGATTGACTGGTTCCTCAATGAGGCTGCTGAACTTTTTGTTAAAAAAGTAGCAGAACCTAAAGCAGTTAATGGTCTTGGTTTTGAGTCTAGTCAGAGAATAATTGATGATATTAAGACTATTGTTACAGAAGGAACTTGGTTACCTGTTACTAATAGTTTAATTACCTTACCTGCAGACTACTTATATTTTGTAAGATGTAGAGTAAGACTATCAAAGAATAATTGCAAATCACAAGAAGCTGTGCTCTACATTAGAGAGCACAGGGACTTGTTTGAAGAAAGTACATTTTACAATGCTAACTTTGAATGGAGAGAAGTCAATGGAGTTTATAACTCTCAAGGTATTCAATCCTTTACAGATGGCACATTTACAATAGATGAAGCTAAACTGACTTATATTAGAAAGTGGCCTTATTTTCATAATGCACAAGATTTTGGAACAGGAAGTTATGTACACCCTTCTGGGGTTACTTTAACAAGTACTGTTCAATGTGATCTTCCTGCACATGTACATAGGGAAATTGTCGATATTGCAGTGATGCTTGCAGCAAGTGAGGTACCAACCTCAGACTTTCAACTTAAGGTAGGAAAGTTAGGTTTTAATCAGATTGTTTAATTAAATAACTAGAAATTATGAGTAATCGTAACAATGATGTTTTTTCAGTACTCGTAGAGAGTTACTGTGATGGTGATTTCTTTGAAAATGGAAATGCTATTGAAGATTTGAATAATGGACAAATTGGTGCATTTGATGCAGCTACCAATGAATCTATAGACGCTTTTACTAATCCTATGCCAAATGAAATTTTCTTTGCACAGGCTTATCAAAAAGACAATGGAAGTACTGACTTCAGATTTTCTGCAGGTCAAGTAATCCAAAGAAGAGGAGTAGTAGGTTTCACTCAACAAAGTTGTACTGAAGGGTCTCCAATGGAAGTTACTGTAGGTAACTTTAAAGCAGAGTGTGATACTGAGTATGGTATCCGTGTAGAATTCCGTAATGCAAAAATCAACAGAATCCAAGGGTTTAACCAATTTAGCAAAGCTTACATGGTTACAACTCCTTGTTGTGATGATTGTGCTGAAGGATGTGGTAGCTTAGATGCTAACATATTAAGTCAATTAATGGTAGATGTAATTAATGCAGATATCTCTGGATTAGTTGAAGCAGTGTTTGTTGCAAGACAACCAATTACTATTATTGATAATGGTACTTCTGCTAACTATTCTACAGGAGATGTAGTATCTGCTGCTGATGTTGCACAATTAATTGTGTTCAACTCTACTGCTGTAGCTGCTGACCAAGTATTTGCTGATTTTAAATTGATCAGTCAACCTTTATCTATTGGTTCTTTCTGCCAAGTAAACTTACATTACTACAAATTATTAGAAACTACTTTGATTGTTTCTTTAATTGAAGGTTTTGGATGTTCAGGTGCAGTTACTATCAATGAGTATCCTACTTTTGCAGAAGGTACAGGAATCAATGTTCAACAAAAAGAGTATCATGCTTCAGGTTGGGCTGGTTCAGGACCATACAAATTGTCAACTGTAACTGGTACTGCTTATGGCAATATCACTTTCTTAGCTGATAAGAACACTTCTTATAACCAAGTTATCTTGGAATATAACCAAAGTTCTGAATCAGGTTGGATGGAATACAGCAATCCTTTGAGTACAGTATTTGCATTTCCATGTGATGATGAAGACTGTACAGATACTCAAGAAGGTTTGGTAGATTTCTTAAATGCTTGGATTACTAATACTCCTTTAGTATTACTTCCATAGTATAGTATTAAAAAAGCTATTAAATAAAACATCTCTATACTCATAGAGATGTTTTTATTTTTTTGTATATTTGAACCTTATAAACTCTCTTCTTATGGCACTGAATTACACATACACAAAATATAAGGATGTACATACTCTTAAGAATGATGAGAGTATCTCAATGGACTATGAGATAATTAAAGATTTGTGTGAGGCTAGTACTAGTATATACACAGGTACTATACAACCTGGAAGTACTATTACTATTAATTTTAGTACAGATGGTAATTATACTATTGACTTATCTACTTCTCTTAGTACAGATTCTTTTACAGTTAGTTATTTTCAGAACCTACTTAAGTCTTTTATAACAGATTCTGAAAAATTATTATGTGGTTGTTCTAAATGTGCTGACTGTGAAGAATGTAATGAGTGTCAAGATTATCTTGGGGCTTTTATGAAGTCTTATGCTATCAATTCTATAAATTACCCTAACTATCAGACTTATGTTAATTTAATAACTGAGAATAATGTATGTGAATTTACTGATGAAGTAATTTGTACTATCATTAATGAAAAAGTATTTGGCTCGGCTTCTGTTAAAGAACCTATGTTAAAAATACTAAGTTATTATTATGCAGCTTTTTATTATAAAGACTATGCTATGGCTGCAGATGCTGAAGAGGCAACTTATATTACTACTAAGTATAAGTTTAGTAAAATTTCAAAATGTATTAAAAAATTAGGCGTGAATGTTACAGATATTATTGAGCAACTTGAAGCAGGAAGTATAGTATACTACTGGCAATTAAATAATATACTAGATGATATTAATGATGTAATTCCTCTACTTAACCCTGCTTTTATTGCAACTAAACCAAACTTACCTTTCTCTACTTTTGAACAAGGACACATTGTAACTTACACTGAGATAGGTAGAATTTGCTTTGCTATTGCTCCAACTCAAGTTCAAAACTTTATTCTTACAGATAGTTTGAATAATGATATAACTGATGAGTTTGATGTATACTATGATAACACTATGAGTTTAGCATTATTTGTATCTAAGATAGCTTACAGTTTTAGTAATATTTATTTTAAATTTAAAAAACTAGTATAATGAATCCAGTAAATAATATACCTACAGGTTTAATAGTACCAGCTCAAGTACCTCTTGATGCTAAACTATTTTCACCCAATCAAGCAACTTTAGCAAACCTAGGTACTTCTAATAATTTAGCTTATACTTACCATGATAGTATGGAAGTATTTTGTATGACTGAAAAAACAAGATGGATTTGGAGAGAAGTTCAATTAGTTGAACCTATTCCTGGATTAGTTGCATCTAACTTTACATATCCTAATGGTTTAATTGTATTTGGAATTGATTACTCAAATAAAGTATATAATTTCTTTCCTGTTTTACCTCCTCCTGTATATGATGAATTAAATGATTTAACTGATGTAACTATTGGTACACTTGCAAATAATGATTTATTAGCATATAATTTATCTACTTCTCAATGGGAAAATCAAACTTATGCTGCATTAGGTATACAACCTACTTTGACTCAACCTGTAACAGGGTATGGTACATTAAATAAAGTTCCTAAGTACTCAAATACTTCTGGAGGATTAATAGACAGTAATATTACAGATACAGGAGCTTTAGTTACTGTAGCAAGTGCTACTAATATAAATGGAGTAACTAATATAGTAGGGGCTACTAATATAACTGGAGTTACTACAATTAAAACTCCCCCTGCTGTTCCTCCTCTTATTACTTATCCTGCTTTACCTACATTTGTATTACTAGATAATGCAAGTGGTTCAGATCCACTTGAAATGAGACCTAGTCAAGGAGGTAATAGAAATACTTTTATTGGAGCTGGGGCTGGAAAATTTAGTACACTGGCAGCTCAAAACAATACTGTTCTAGGAGCTCTTGCTGGTAATGGTATTACATCAGGTACTAATAATACTCTTATTGGTTATGGTGCTGGAGGACCAACTGCTACTACAAGATGGAATACAATGCTTGGTTCTGCTGCTGGTATAAACAATACTGCTGAGGCTAATACTTTTATAGGAGCAAGTGCTGGATATAATACTAGTACTGGAGAAAGAAATGTTTTTATAGGTTATAACACTGCAAATAAGAACATAATTGGAAAACACAATACTTCTGTAGGATATAGTGCTACTCCTAATTTAGGAGACTTGGGTGCAGTTGCGAATTATAATACTGCTTTAGGATATGTAGCAGGAGGAACTTTAAAAACAGGAGATAGAAATTTATTTTTAGGTTATGATGCAGGTTCTACTCTTAATAATATTACTATACCAGTAACAGAAGCAGATCAAAGTATTTTTATTGGAGCAAAAACAACAGCAGGACCTGCTGATGTTCAGACTAATCAAATTGTAATTGGACATGCAGCTGCAGGTCTTGGTTCTAATACTACTGTAATAGGTAACTCATCAACTACACTAACAGGTTTATTTGGTGACTTAAGGCTTATGGATGGTATGGGAATTGATCCTCCTTCATCTACTGCTACAGGAGTAGCAGGAACAATAATAGTTACTGCAACCTATATTTATGTGTGTACCGCAACAAACATTTGGAAACGTGTTGCATTAGATGCAACAGCTTGGTAAACTAACATTGACATTGTAAATTTATATAACCATGGCAGGAATAGAGGAAAGAATAGCAAAACTAGAGAAGATACTCAATAGAGTTATGTGCTGTGATACCAATGTATTCACAGGTCCTCAAGGAGCTCCAGGAGAAGATGGTATAGATGGTGTTCAAGGTCCAACAGGCCCACAAGGTGTGCCAGGTCCTGTAGGACCCACTGGTTTAAATTGGCAAGGTACTTTTGTTCCTTGTGTAGTTTATAGTGAAAATGATGCTGTAAGTTTTGATGGTTCTTCTTACTTTGTTACTTGTGAAACTACTGATGGAGCAGAGTGTGAAACACCTTATGATAATACTTCTTGTTGGGGATTACTTGCTAATGAAG